ATTGCCCAGAAGGACACTGAGATTGCTAATCTGAATGAGATGGCTACTGTAGGTAAGAACCACATTGCATCTCTCCGTGAGGCTACTGTAACGGCTTACAAGAAGCTCAATGGTGACAAGGTTGATGAAACCATAGTAACCATGATCAATGCCGAAACTACTGGCCTACAGACTCTGCTTTCCCTCAAGAAGGACTACGAAGCCCGTCTGGAGGAGAAGTTCCCTCTCCATTGCGCTAAATGCGGTTCTCATGACATTAATCGTGCATCTTCTTCTAAGGAAGGCGAAGACACTACAGAGAATCAGGAGCAGCCAACCAACACAGAAGCTGCTATCGATGATCTCTATCGTAGCAAGTTGTCATAAATAAATAAGGTATAAACAAATTAAATCACACGAATTATGAATGTACTCAATCCCGGAAATCAACTGACTCTCTATGGTCAGAAGACTCCTAAAGTGGTGATTTATAAGCATGAATCCCACAAGCTTCATCAGGCTTTCAATGTGAAAGAGGGTGAGACAATCGTTCAGGGTATGCCCGTAGCTCTTCATACAGATGGCACCATTAAGCCTTTTACCGGTGCTAGTGGAGAGATCTATCTTGGTATTGCCGTAACAGACACCAAGACTCCTGCTTATGCAGGCCAGCGTGCTTATCCCGTAGAAGTAACAGTAGCTGTAGAAGGTTATGTACTTTGCTATTGGGCTGCAGCTTCTGCTGTAACTCCTGGTTTCGTAAAGCCTTCTGGAACCCTGTACAACAACCGTTATCCAAACTGCGCTAACACAGAAGGTACTCCTGCTGCTGAGTCTCAGTTCATTGCTTTGGCTGCTGCAGATGCTCCTGCTGATGGCGTAGCTGAACTTATTCCGGTTCTCTGTCGTTAAACTTAAACAAGGTAAATAATTATGGCACAGAATATTGACATTACAAAAATGACTGCCAAGGACTTCAAGAAGGAGTTCAAGGACATGGTGCTTTCTCTCGAGAGTGTTCGTGCAGGAGGCCAGAATAAGAAACCCGTAGATGTTTCCTTCGAGGAACTCGTTCAGGGTAAGTGGGGTATCTCCCAGGCTGCTCTCTTTGAGAAGATCGGCCTTAACCCCAAGGTTGACACGATGCAGAACATCTTCGATATGCCCGAACAGGACGTTCGTTGGATTGTTCCTGAGATCATCCGTCAGGCCATCACAGTAGGTATGCGTACCGCTCCTTTCTACCCAACCATCATTCAGGGCGATCAGCCTATTAATGGTTTGACCGCTATCCAGCCATGGGTAAACATGTCGGATGCTGCTCCTGCTAAGATTAACGAGGCTGAGACAATTCCTCTTGGTACCGTTTCGTTCGGCCAGAAGAGTGTTACCCTCTTTAAGATTGGTAAGGGATTCAAGCTCACCGATGAGGTTCGCAACTATGTATCTCTGGACATCCTGGGTATCTACCTTCGTGACTTCGGTATTCAGCTCGGTTATGCCCTGGATACTCTGGCTCTCGACACTCTGCTGCTTGGTAACAAGGGCGACGGTTCTGAGGCTGCCAGCGTAATGGGTATTACCACGGCTAATAGCCTGGTTTACAAGGATCTGCTCCGTGTATGGGTACGTGGTGCTCGTCTTGGTCGTAACTTTACAACGATGATTGGCTCTGAGTCTACCGGTCTGGAGCTCCTTGATCTCGCTGAGTTCAAGACTCGTTCACAGGGTACCACCGAGGCAACGCTGAACCTCCACACTCCTGTTCCTAACACTGCCGATATGTGGATCCATCCGGGTGTTGCTGATACCAACATCGTAATGGTTGATCCTAAGGCCGCTCTGATTAAGCTGACTGCTAAGCAGCTCATGCTCGAGTCAGAACGTATCGTTTCCAACCAGACCGAGGCAGTTTATGCTACCTTGACAACTGGCTTCTCAAAGATCTACAATGATTCAGTAATTGTACTCGACACCACGAAGGCATTCTCTTCTTATGGATTCCCCGAGTACATGAATCACGATCCTTACCAGTTGATTAACCTCGAGTAATAACTCTGGTTAGTCGGTCAAAGGTAGTTTTAGTTATTCTATGAGATTCTAAGGAGCAGGCCCCTTCTAAAGGTCTACCAGCTCTCTTAGATCTCATAGGTAACTAATTTTTAATAACATTATATTACACCTAAACTTAAAGAGTATAAGATTATGGCAAAAAGTTATTTTATTGCACTGGGTTCGAAGGCTAATGGCTTCTTCGACCAGTTCACCGGAATCACAGTTGCTCCGGGCGAGAAGTTAGAAATAAACGAACGTCAGCGTAATTCTAAACGCATTAGTATGGCTCTCAACACTGGTCATTTGGTACTGGTTCAGCCTGATGCTAAGGTAGAGAAGAACGACCAGAAGGCTACCGAAAATCTCGACAAGAAGCTCAAGAAGGCTTTCGAAAAGGGAGCTACTATTGAGAAGCTTTGCAAGGATATCACCCTGGATCAGGCTAAGGCCTTGGCTGAGTTCCACGAGATTGAGATTGATGCCAATGATACCGTACAGATTCTCATCGAGGCTGTTGTAGAGGATTACAAAGGCGAATAACAATAATATAAGACATGAACTTAGCTTTCGTATATGTTGCGAAAGGCTTGGAAGTTTCATTTCAGGTAGTAAGCAAAGTCCCGGCCAATGCAACAATTGGTTGGGACTTTGGTGTTGAAGGGGGAGAAAGTTCTGAGCTTAATCCCACATATACCTATGAAAGCCCAGGCTATTACACCGTAACTCTAAAGATAACAGTACCTTCAGAATTAATAGATGGAGAACCCGAGATATCTATTGCATCACAGACCGTAATGGTAACTGGTGATATAGGTCCAAAAACTCATCTAAACGACTCCATATATAATCTGATAGATCTGTATGTACCTGCTAACCTTGTATCAGATGGTATGTCTCTCCAAGAGAAGGCAACTTATATACAAAAGTGGCAACTTTATTTAGGTCCTCTAGTGGAACATTGTATTCCCGAAGAAGAATATACTAATGAATTAAGATATGAAGGACTAGAAAACCAGCTGGTAATGGAATTGGCAGTATGGGATTTTCTTAATGTGCAGATAACCAGTTTACTTACTGGTACTGGGCAATATATAGATTCCCTTACCTATCAATCTACCGAGGTAAAAGGTAACCAGGAAGAAGAACCTTCTGGAGATGATCAGGCATCTACTGGTCGTGTAAAGAGGATCCAAACTGGACCTACAGAGGTAGAATACTTTGATGAGTTATCAGATTCACTTTCTACTCTTTATAAAGCCTATACAGAGGCCCTTAAGCCAGGAGGAATTATGGACATATTGAGGCAGAATATTTGCAACCTTGCTTCAAGGTTAATGATCTTCTTACCGTTCTGTAATAACTCCTACAAACCTGTTAAGGTACCAAGAGTTGTAAATCGTAGACATCCAAAAGGAATCGATGGTCCTAATCCACCAACACTTTTAAATCATGGCCACAAAGTCACGTTCTAGATATGTAAAGAATGCTGACTGGGAAAGATACAAGCATATTGTCCAAAAGTTTCTAGAAGACGACTCTGGCAGGCAAACAATAGGATGGTGCAAGAATATTGACCAGATGTATTTTATGGGTGAAGATAAAGCCCCAAAATATACTCTGATTACAATCGAAGCCCTCTGTTATTATAATGCCTTCCGAAACTGGCCTATAAACAAGGCTACGGTTGCTGGTGAGCTTGATGATGAGAACTTGGTAATCCTAATCCCAAAATCAGCTATCACCGATTACCTTGACCGAAATGGTTACTTTACCTTCAACTGGTCAGAAGATCGGTTCATAATTAATGGTATACCATATAAACCAGATGGTGATACTCAGGTAGCCCAAGCCAAAGACGAAGCTATAGTGTTCCAAATTATCCTCAAAAGGGATAGGGACACTAAGCTTACGGCTTCTGATTTCGACAATGCTTTTCTGGATATTAATGGTAATCCTTTCCTTGATATTAATGGTACTATCTTTACTGGTAAGCCATGAAAAAGTTAGGGGGAGGATTTCTGGCTTTCCTACTTATGAAAGCTCAGGAGGTATCAGATTATTTTGGAGGTGATGACAACATTATGTTTAGAGACAAGAATGGAGTACCCTTCAAAGATAAACTAGTATATTAAAAATAAAATCAATAATTATGTACAACAGTCAATATTATACTTGTGAGCAAATTGATCAACGATTGCTCCAGGGTTACTTGGATGATTATAATGCTCAAACTGGTCAGAGCTTAACTAAAGAGCAATTCATGACTAAGTTGGGTAATGTATTCGCTAAAGAAACCATTATAGATAACACTGCAGTTAATATCGGATATTTCGTATGTGATACTGCTGCAGGTACCGCAGCCAAGACCCTTACTGCAGCCGGTTATGCCTTTTTTGCAGGAGGATCTATGAAGGTGAAGTTTGCGAACAAGAATACCGCTAATAACGTTACTCTTAACATTAACAGCCAAGGAGCTAAGGCTCTGTACTACCAAGGCGAAAGGGCTTCTGCTACTAATTCCTGGGATGTCGAGGAGGTGGTAGAGATTTATTATGATGGTACAAGCTATTATGCCAATAATGTAATTGGTGGCTCTGGATCTGGAGTATATGACGTTAGTGTAGAACATCCTACTGCTGGTCCTAATGGTGATGGTAAGTTTACTCTAGATTATATCCTTAATTCTAGCAATGTAAATGACCTTATTCCGGTTAATAAAAGAAGGCCCGGAATGACTATTCAATTTGTATCTACTTCTGACAATAAGTATGTGCAATATAGACTTATGAGTGCTGGTTGGAGTATTAATGTTGCTGATTGGCAAGGAGTTGAAGATAAGCCTACTGTTGGAAGTAATAATCTTGTGAAAAGTTCTGGAGTTTCAAAATATATCGGTGATATTTTTGAATCTCTTTATGGTTATACACCTTTCCGCAACATATCTTCAAGTGGCCAGATTGTTGAAAGTGACACATTTGTTATCACCGATTTTATACCTATTCAAATAGGTGATAGCATTCATTGGTATTGGGGAGTTGAAAACCCATATCAAGGATACCTGTACCTCTATGATTCAAATAAAAATTATCTTGATTACTATGGACCTGGAGCTGTCACATCATTAGAGAGAACCGTAACGATTCCTGATGAGGGTAGAGACTATAGTTATATACGGTGCAGTATGCCGATTAGCACGTTAAATAAATGTTATATAGATGTGAACGGCATCACAAAATGGTATGTTAAGAATTTGGAATTGGGAATAAAAAAAATTGCTCAGTCTGAAGCTCAGTCTGAAGCTCAGACTGAGTATGTACGAGCTATTAACTTTTTCCCAGTATTCGAGCAGGGCACAATAGCAGCAGGAATACCATATCCAAGAGGAAATTATACATCTCTCTTAGAGATAAGAACAGATATCATGCCATACGGAGAAATCGCATATTTACAATACAATAGTTCTGTGTATGATGTATGGGGATTCTATTATAGAGAC